TGATTGGTTGTTATGGGCTAATCCAATGATTTACGCTATTTTGGATGATATTATTATGCTGGAGAAGATGAAGCTTGCTGACTTAGCAGCTCTGGATGGTGCTATTTCCAATGTTCGATTATGGACAGTGGGTGATCTGGAGCATAAGATTATCCCCACTAAAGCCGCTATTAATAAGCTGAGAGATATCTTGGCAAGTAATGTTGGTGGTGGTACGATGGATTTAGTATGGGGTCCAGAACTCAAATTCACAGAAAGTCAGTCACAAGTATATAAATTCTTAGGTGCTGAAAAGTATCAACCAGTATTGACTAGCATATATGCTGGTTTAGGTATTCCTCCCACTTTAACTGGTGCTAGCAACAGTGGTGGATATACAAATAACTATGTTTCTTTAAAGACATTAATTGAAAGACTTGAATATGGTCGTGATGTATTATGTCAATTCTGGAGACATGAGATTGAATTAGTTAGAAAGGCTATGGGTTTTAGATATCCCGCTGAAATACATTTCGATTCTATTGTACTTTCTGATGAAGCTGCTGAAAAGAACTTACTTATTCAATTGGCAGATAGGGATATTATTTCTCATGAGACTTTATTAGAAAGATTTAGAGAAATGCCGGGTATTGAAAAGGTTAGAGTGAGACGGGAAGAAAAAGATAGAAGGGATGATGTTTTACCAGATAAAGCGAGTCCTTATCATAATCCACAGCATAGAGATGATATTGCTAAAATCGCTTTAACTAAAGACAAATTATCTGATGAATATCTTGATGATATGGGGTTACCAGTTTCTAATGAAGAAACTCCAGAACCAAAACAAGAACCAATTAAGGAAGCACCAGAAAAACAAGAGGATAATAACGATCCGATTAATCCAGTTGGCAGACCCTTCTTTTCTAGAGACAGCACTAAAAGAAAACAGAAAAGAGTACTGCCTAAATCAGGCTCTCCGACAGCTTCTGTATTATGGGCTGTGCAGGCTCAAGATCAAATAGCAGAGATATTGTCTCCTATTGCATTATCTCATTTTAATAAAAAGAATATGCGTAGCTTAAGTAAGGCTGAAATGTCTCAAGTAGACTACTTAAAGCTATGTATATTAACTGGTATGAAGCCTTATATGGATATTACATCTGATATGGTTAAAGAGTTACTTGATTCTGGTTCTCAGCCTTCTCAAGCATTTACTAATATGGTTCAAGATGAAGTTGAGTCTTTCAAAACATCGAATAATAGAATGCCTAATTCATCTGAATTAAAATATATTAATGCTTCCGTCTTTGTATCTATTGTCGATTTAGAGCAATAAATTCCCATAAATAATACTTTTTGTGTATTACGAACTGGAGGTTTAATATGAAAATATATCAATCAGAAATAGATGACGGTTTACGTGATCAAGTATTATCTAATAATACTCTCGCGTGGGACATTATGGCTGAGTCTTTTACACCAGAAGTCAATATGAAATCTTCGGCAATTGAAAAGATTGTTGCCGAAAATAAAGATCAAATTGATTTATACTACTTAAGATCTATCTTGGTTAGTACTGGATGGAATAAGAATGACGATGTATTTCATCCACAAGAATTGTGGAATGCAAGGAACACTCCAGAGGATAAGCCTTTTAACTTTATGCACGATGAGCGAGATATCATAGGTCATATTACTGGTAATACAGTAGTTGATAAAGATGGAAATGAAATTGTGTCTGATGATCAGTTATCTGACACCTTTAACATTTTAACGACAGCGGTAGTTTATACGGAGTGGAGCGATAGTTCTCAGCGAGATCGTATGAAAAAGATTGTAGCTGAGATCGAAGAAGGTAAATGGTTTGTTTCAATGGAATGTTTATTCCCCGATTTTGACTATGCTCTTATCGGAGAAGATGGTCGTACTGAAGTCATTACTCGTGATGAGGCTTCTGCTTTTTTAACAAAGCATTTAAGGGCTTATGGCGGTGATGGTCAATACGATAACTATAGAGTTGGCAGATTATTAAGAAACTTATCGTTCTCTGGTAAAGGCTTAGTTTCCAAACCTGCTAATCCTAATAGTGTTATACTAGATAGGACCGGATCTTTAGGTAGTGAAAACATTACTTATGCTAAAGAAATCACATTAACTGAATCTAAATCCTATTTTAAGGAGAAAGAAATGTCTGATAGTCATGAAAAGCAGATTGATGATCTGCGGGCTGAGTTGGCAGAAGCTAAAGCTGCTAATGAAGCATTGCAAGAAAAGGTTGCTGCTGAGCAGCAGGCCGAGTTTGATGCTAAGATTTCTGCTTTTGAAGCTACACTTGCTGAAAAAGATGAACAGATTTCTGGTTTCGAAACCCAGATCTCAGAAGCCGAAGCTAAAATTGCTGAACAAGCTGAAGCAATTAAGAACGGTGAAAAGGATATGGAAGACAAGATGAAAGAATTGCGAGAAATGAAGAAGAAGGAAGCTATGATGAAGCGTAAAGCTGCACTTCAGGATGCTGGTCTTGAATCAGAAGTTGTAGAGTCTACTCTTGCATCTTTTGAAGATGTGGATGATGATACTTTTGCTAAGGTTCTCACAACCTTGGCTGCGGTCAAGCCAGAAAAAGCTATGAAAGAAGAAGAAGCTGCAGTTGCTCCGAAGGAGAAAGCGGTAAAAGATGAAACTAAGGCAGAAGAAACTGTTTTAGAAGAAGAGGTAGAAACTTCAGAAGCTTCCGAAGCTGATCTTGAATCAGTCGAAGAAACCGAAGAAGTGGCTATTGCAGAGGCTGTCGGTGAAGATGATCCAGCCGAATCTCTGCGGGCACAAGCTAGTGAATGGCTTGGTTCTGTTTTACAGTCTGTCCCGAAAGACGACAAGTAATTAATTTTTAAATTAACAAAGGAGATTCAATAATGGCTCTTAAAACTGATAGAAGTACGCTCCAAACTGACATTTCGTTCTTTCTGAACGAAGCTGCTACTAGAGGCGGTATCGCTTCTTTGAGTACTGGCGGTTCAGGTGCAGCTATGGACCAGGGTGCTGCCCTGGTTACTTATGCTGCAAATCCTTCTGGTAAAATTCCTGTTGGCTTACTGTTGAATGACATGGTTAATATTGACCTGACTCGTCAACATCTGAATCAGCATAAAGATGAAGTACAGAAGGGCGGTAAGGTTACCTTACTGCAAAAGGGCACTGTAGTTACCAGCAATCTTTTGGGAACTCCAAGTGCGGGTAATCTCGCTTATCTGGCTCATAGTGGAAACATTGCCGCTAGCTGGGTAGGTAGTGACAGCAGCGACCATACTGGTAGTGCTAAGGTTGTTGGACGGTTCTTAAGTGGTGTTGATGAAGATGGATACGCTAAAGTGTATATTGATCTTCCAAATACTGCACGACCGTCTGGTGGCCAGGTCGCTGAATAAACTAGTATCTTAACTAACTGAATCTACTCAAAGGAGAAATTTATAATGGCTAGTAAAAATAGACCCTCAGAAGAATTTATTGAACTGCTCCGACGATCCGGCAGTTCCGACCGAGCGGTTGCACAAGTCGCTCAGCGGGAAATTGCTAAGGCGTTGGAAGTTCCGATTAGAAAAGGTGTGCTTTTTGGTGATATCGTAACATCAATTTATGAAGCAATGCCACTGGAACCAGGTGCTACTCCAGAATTTCCGCTGGACTTGTTGGCTCCTGGCACTGAAACCGATCATGTAGCTTACACAAATCCTGGTAATGGCCGGATTCCTGAGCGACATGTCGAAGGCGATTACGTCATGGTTAACACTTATGGCATTTCAAGCTCGATTGATTTCTTGCTGAAGTATGCACGTCAGGCTAACTGGAACGTAGTTGCTCGTGCTATGCAGGTGTTGGAATCTTCATTCGTTAAGAAGATTAACGATGACGGTTGGCACACTCTGTTAGCTGCTGCTGTAGACCGCAATATCTTGGTTTACGATGCAGATGCTGCTGCTGGTCAGTTCACTAAGCGACTGATTAGCTTGCTGAAGACGGTTATGCGACGTAACGGTGGCGGCAACTCTGCTACTGCTCCTGGTCGTTTGACCGATCTCTATTGCTCACCTGAAGCGATTGAAGATATTCGTAACTGGGGCGTTGATCAGTTGGATGAAGTTTCTCGACGAGAAATCTACACCGCTACTGATGACGGTCCTGCAATTACAAGAGTGTTTGGTGTTAACCTGCATGATGTCTTCGAATTCGGTGATGGTCAAGAATACCAGACTTACTTCACTAGTGACTTAGGTGGTTCACTCGCCTCTAGTGATGTTGAACTGGTTATTGGTCTCGATCAGGCTGCAAACGATAGCTTTGTTATGCCTATCAAGCAAGAAGTTGAGATCTTTGAAGACGAAGCTCTTCATCGATTCCAACGACAGGGTTACTATGGAATGGCTGAAATTGGATTCGGCGTTCTTGATAATCGTAGAGTTTTGGCTGGTTCTTTCTAGAATTACAGATCTCGCTATACGATAAAGATCCCTCTTCGGGGGGATCTTTTTTTGTTATGTAGCTAGATATTTTGTGTATGTATTGTAGGAGGTAGTTATGTTTAGTAGTGACCCATTTTCTACAATAGCATTTGCTGGTGATAGTGAATATTCATCTTCAAATTTGCCTGGCCCAGTTATACATTTTAACAACAAGACTTTAACATTCCCTTTAAAAATAAATAGAGTCGCTAGTTTTACTCTTGAGAAGATTAATTCAAATTTAGAATTTTCTCTGAATAGAAATAGTCTTGTAGAATTAGATTTATCAATAAATAAAATTTCAGAAAATGATTTAAATATCAACACCATGTTGACTTTTGCAGTTAGGAGATAATAATGGCACAATTTTGTATAACCATTGCTGATAGCGATGTTGATAGAGTTATTACGGCACTTTGTAAGAACTATGGCTATAGTTCTACTATCCCAAATCCAAGTTATAATCCCGATCTGCCAGAAGATCCTACTACTAATCCTGCCACTATACCAAATCCAGAAAGTAATTCCCAGTATGCTAATAGAATGACGAGGGATTTTTTAATGGACCACACTATGGCTTACGAGCTAGAACTAGAAAAACAAAATGTTCCACAGCCCACACCACCAGATATCACAGATCCTGCATGATCTATATGGAGTAAATTATGGCACTAAAAGTAGCTGATAGGGTTCAACAAAATACTAATACCGCAGGTTCAGGGACTTTAACATTAACCACGACGCCCACGGGATTTCAGTCTTTTAGTAGCGTACTATCTAACGATGACACAACATACTATGTTCTTACTGAAAATAATCATTTTGAAATAGGTGTTGGTACTTATTCTTCTCATAGTTTGGCACGTAGTCATGTATTACAGAGTTCTAATAGCGATAATAAAATTAATTTAGGTGGTAGTGGGACTGTATTTATTGGCTATCCAGCAGATAAAAGCGTATATCAAAACGAAGAAAGTCAAGTGGTTGTTGGTGCTTCTGGAATCATATTCAATGGTTCGACGGTTTTTAAAGATGTGAAACTATTAGAGTTGAATGATATTGATTCTAGTGGCACGCCAACGTCCACACACCTAATGTCCTTTAATATGACTAATTATGGCTTGACTATTGGTGATCAAACAGGTTGGTCAAATGGCAATACTTTAATTGGTCACCAAGCTGGTAATGGATTAACTACAGGTAGTGATAGCACTATGGTTGGTTATCAGGCCGGTAACAAAAATCAAGTTGGTAATAACAATACCTTTATAGGCCATCAAGCCGGACCCACTCATCCAAGTGTTGGTACAACTATTTATAATTCTACTGCATTAGGTTATCAAGCTGGTAACAAAATGGGCATTAATAATACTGCGATTGGTTATCAATCAGCCATTAGCACCAATAGTACTGGTTTTGTTGCTGTGGGTGCGAGTACTGGTTCTGGATTAGGCTCTGATGCTGTTGCTGTAGGTAGATCCGCTGGTCACAATCTAAGTGAGCAATATACAGTAGCTATTGGATATCAGGCTGGCTATGATGGAGGTGGTACTAGTTCTGCTTGGTTTGGACATGCTGCTGGCTATTCATCAAATGGAGCTACTCGATCTATTGGCTTAGGTTACCAAGCTGGAAAAAGTAGTACAGGTGATGATTGTATTTACATAGGTCATAGTGCTGGGCAGTCTAATGCTACAGATGATTATTTTTATGTTGCAAATGCTTCTCCAGCTTCTAATGGAACCCTTATTAAAGGGGATATGGCTAATAAAAGAGTTGCAGTTGGTAAAGCTGATATTACACTCGATAGCACATTACATGTAGGTATTAATACCGCTACTCATGTTGGATTAATAGTAAAATCCGCCTCTGCTCAGTCTGCTGATTTAACTCAATGGCAAAATGCGGCAGGAAGTTCTGTAGCAGCTATGGCTAAATCTGGCGTATTGACTGTTAATGGTTTATATGCTAGTGGGGCGGGTTTACAAATAGCTGATGCAACACCGGCTGTAACAACCAATGCTATTTATAATGCTGGTGGCACTTTGTATT